CCGACGACACCGCGCGACTGCGGCGACTGGCGCGTAGCGGCATGGACGACGAGGCGATCGGGGACGAGATGGACCGCGACCGCACGCTGATCGTACGCAAGCGGCAGGAGCACCATATCGAGCGTGGTCAGAGTGCCGTCTGCACGGCCATCGTGGCACGGCTGAACCTGCGGCGACGAATGGCGAGGGTGTGATGGGCAGGCCGACCAAGTTCACCGACGCTGTCGCCAACGCGATCTGCCGGCGCCTGTCCGACGGCGAGTCGCTGCGGAACATCTGCCTCGACAAGGCGATGCCCAGCCGGGAAACCGTGCGGCGGTGGCAGGGCGAGAACAGCCTGTTTCGTGGCCAGTACGTGACTGCCCGCGATCACATGGTCGACGCCCTCGCCGAGGAAGTGATGCACCTGGCCAAAACCGCGAACCCCAGGAATGCCAATGCCCGCAGGCTCTATGTCGATACGGTCAAGTGGTACACCGGCAAGGTCGCGCCCAAGAAATACGGCGACAAGCTCGCCATGGAGGTCACCGGCAAGGTGACGATCGGCGACGCCATCGAGAAGGGTCGCGAGCGCGTAAAAAGGTTGAGGGATGGCGGAAGCGGCGACGCTTGATCCGCTCGGCGTCGAGGTCGGCGGCTATGCCCATGATCCGTTGGGCTTCGTGCTGTTCGCCTGGCCGTGGGGCGAGGAGGGGACGGACCTCGCGCACGAGACCGGCCCGGAGCCGTGGCAGCGCGACGTCCTGAACCTGATCGGCCAGCAGCTCATGTCGGCGAGCGACGCCATTCGCATTGCCGTGGCCTCGGGGCACGGGGTGGGCAAGTCGGCGCTGGTGTCGTGGGTCATCATCTGGGTCCTGGCCACCTTCCGCGATGCCCGCGGCGTGGTGACGGCAAACACCGCCGGCCAGCTCGAGACCAAGACATGGCCCGAGCTCACCAAATGGCTGCGCATGGCGGTCTGCGCCGACTGGTTCGAGTGCACGGCGACAGCGATCGCCAGCAACGAGCCCGGGCACGAGCTGACATGGCGCATCGATGCCGTGCCATGGAGCCTGCGCAACGCCGAGGCCTTCGCCGGCCTGCACAACCAGGGCAAGCGCATCTTCGTGGCCTTCGACGAGGCGTCGGCCATCCCCGACCTGATCTGGGAAACCATCGAGGGCGCGCTGACCGACAAGAACACCGAGATCCTGTGGCTGGCGACCGGCAACCCGACGCGCAACACCGGCCGCTTCCGGGAGTGTTTCGGCCGCTTCAAGCACCGCTGGCAGCAGCGCCAGGTCGACGGCCGCAAGGTCTCCCTCACCGACAAGGAGGAGATCGACCGCTGGGCGCAGGACTATGGCGACGACAGCGATTTCTTCCGCATCCGCGTGAAGGGCGAATTCCCACGAGGTGGCAGCATGCAGTTCATCGACAGCGAGACGGTCAGCGCGGCCATGGGGCGGGAGGCCCAGAGCCATCTGCGGCAACCGCTGGTGATGGGCGTGGACGTGGCCCGCTTCGGCGACGACCAGAGCGTCATCTACTTCCGCCGCGGGCTCGATGGCCAGACCATCCCGCCCAAGAAATTCCGCGGGCTGGACACCATGCAACTGGCCGGCAAGGTGGCCGAGGAGGCCCAGGCTCACGGCGCGCACGCGGTGTTCATCGACGAGGGCGGCCTCGGTGCCGGCGTTGTCGATCGCTGCCGCCAGCTGCGGGTGCGCGGCATGATCGGCATCAACTTCGGCGGCAAGGCCGATCGCACCATGATGGGCGAGGGATTCCCGCAGTGCGCCAACAAGCGCGCGGAGATGTGGGCCAGCTCGCGCGAGTGGCTGAGGACAGGGGCCATCCCCGACGATGCCGAGCTGCAGGCCGACCTGACCGGCGTCGAATATGGCTACAACGCGCGCAACGAGGTGCTGCTCGAGCGCAAGGAGGACATGAAGAAGCGCGGCCTGGCCTCGCCCGATCTGGGCGACGCGCTGGCGCTCACGTTCGCCTACCCGGTGGCGGACCTCGAATCCAACGAGGCGGCGACCGGCCGCTCGACGGTCATGCGCGACGACTGGCAGCCCTATCAGGACTGACGCGCGCAAGTTTCGGCTTGCAATTCAAAATCACACATTCCCCTTAGTTGGGGCTGGCTCTCTCAGGAGAACACCAGCCCTTGTGCCTGTTCAACCCGCCCCAGATGCCCCGGCCGGCCGCGCCACCGCCGCCGCCCGACGTCGTGAACGAGGTCGACCCGGCGGCACTGCGCGCGCGTGAGGATGCCAAGAAGCGCGCTGCGGCCATGTCGGGCTACTCCGGGACGATCGCGACCTCCGGCCTCGGCGTCACCACCCCGGCGCCGCTGACGACATCGGGCGGCAAGGCGCTGCTCGGGCAATGACCGACTGCAAGCACCCGAACATGCAGTTCGATCACACCTTCGCGGTCAATCCGGCGACCGGTGAGCGCATGTACCAGTTCGTCGGCTGGTGCCGCAGTTGCGGGGCGGGCATGCAGTTCGTGCCCAAGCCGTCGCTCTCGATCGACCGCAGGACCTTCCAGATCCCGTTCGAACTCGGCGCGCCCGATCCTGTGCGCCTGTTCCCGAAGCTGGGCCCGGCCGAACCGATCCACCTGGGCGGCCGGAAGTCGGAGATGAACTGATGGCCTCCGCCGCCGACATCCGCAAGCACTGCCAGATCCGGCTCAAGACGCTGGAGAACGAGCAGTCCTCGTGGCTGACGCACTGGCGCGACCTCAGCGACTACATCCTGCCGCGGCGTGGCCGGTTCCTCTACACGCCGAACCAGGGCGACCGGGGCAAGAAGGTCAACGGCAAGATCATCAATTCGACGGGCACGATCGCGGCCCGCGTGCTGGGCTCCGGCCTCATGTCGGGCATCACCAGCCCGGCGCGGCCGTGGTTTCGCCTGACGCTCGGCGACAAGAAGCTGGCGAAGTCGCCGGCGGTCAAGATCTGGCTGGAGGAGACGCAGGACACGCTGCTGAAGATATTCGCCAGCTCCAACTTCTACAACGCGCTGGGCGTCGCCTACGAGGAGCTGGGCGTTTTTGGCACGGCATCGGTCATGGTGCTGGAGGATTTCGAGGACGTGGCCCGGTTCTACCCGCAGACCGTGGGCGAGTATTGGCTGGCGGCCTCGAACCGCGGCGTGGTCGACACGATCTATCGCCGCTTCCCGCTCACCATCGGCGCGCTCGTGCAGGAGTACGGGCTCGACAACGTCTCGGAACAGAGCCGCCGGGCCCACACCGAGGGCCGCCTCGATGCCGAGGTGCTGGTGGTTCACGCCATCGAGCCCAACGACAAGCGCGTGCTCGAGGTCAAGGACGCCCGCAACATGGCGTGGCGGTCCATCCACTACGAGGAGGCCGCCAACGACCAGAAGAACCCGCTGCTGCGCGTCTCCGGCTTCCGCCGCTTCCCGGCCATGTGCCCGCGCTGGCATGTGACGGGCAACGACGTGTACGGCCGCAGCCCCGGCATGGACGGTCTGCCCGACGTGAAGGCCCTGCAGAGCATGGAGCGCGACAAGGCCCGCGCCATCGCCCTCACGGTGAAGCCCCCGATGACGGCGCCGCCGCAGCTCAAGAACGAGGCGCACGGCATCATGCCGGGGACGGTGACCTACATCGCCCCTGCGGCCGACGGCAAGGCGGCGTTCCGGCCGGCCTTCGAGGTCAATCCGCGCATCAACGAGCTGATGCTCGATATCCAGGCCAAGGAGGAGCAGGTCCGCCGCGCCTTCTTCGCCGACCTGTTCCTGATGATTTCCCAGCTCGAGGACGTGCGCAGCGCCACCGAGATCAACGAGCGCCGCGAGGAGAAGCTGCTGCAGCTCGGCCCCATGCTGGAGCGCCTGCACGACGAGCTGCTGGACCCGATCATCAAGCGCGTCATGGAGATCGCCGAGAACGCCGCCACGAGCGCGCGCACCATCCTGCCGCCGCGTCCGCCCGAGCTGGAGGGACAGGACATCGAGATCGAGTACGTCTCGACGCTCTCGGTTGCCCAGCGCGCCACCGGCACGGCCAGCATCGAGCGGTTCGTGGCCTTCGTGGGCCGCATCGCCGCCGCCAAGCCGGAGGCGCTGGACAAGTTCGACGACGACGAGGCCATCGATGCCTATGCCGACCTGGTGATGGTGCCGCCGTCCATCGTGGTCAGCAACGAGGTGGTGGCCAAGCGGCGCGATCAGCGGGCACAGGCGGCGCAGGCCAAGCAGATGATGGAGACCAGCCTGGCTGCCGTGCAGGGGGCCAAGACTGCGGCCGAAATCGATGTTGGCGGGGGCCGCAATGCGATCCAGGCGCTGTTGGGCGGCTGATGATGGCCCAGGCCCAGACCAAGCCCTTCGACTCCGGCGACCAGCACCAGGTCGAGACGCGCGCCAAGCGCATCAAGATCGCCGAGCAGGCCACGGACAACGAGTTCAGGGCGATGATGGACGTACCGCAGTTCCGCGCCTTCATGTGGGGCCTGCTGACGCGCACGCATGTCTTTGCGATCTCGGCCGACGTGACGAACGCCAACAACACCTTCTTCCGCGAGGGCGAGCGCAACGTTGGCCTCAGCCTGATCGCCGACGTGATGCGGCTTTGCCCCGAGAAGTACCAGACCATGGCCGCAGAGGCGGCGAAGCGAGAGGAAACGATCAATGGCTGACGAGCCCGTCGTAGACGCACCGAAAGTAGACGCCCCTGTTGTCGATGCCCCGAAGGTGGACGCTCCCCTCGTGGATGCGCCCAAGATCGAGGCCAAGGTAGACGCCCCGAAGGTCGATGCACCCAAGACCGACGACGCGCCCATCGTCTACACCGAGTTCAAGGCCCCCGAGGGCATGACGCTGGACAAGGCGGCGCTCGAAGCCGTGACCCCCATGTTCGCCGCCGACAATCTCACCCAGGAGCAGGCGCAGAAGTACATCGACCTCTACGCCGCGCAGATCAAGAACGCCGGCGAGGCCAACTCCAAGGCCTGGGGCGAGACCATCAAGGGCTGGCAGGACACGCTGAAGGCCGATCCCGACTTCGGCGGCGCCAAGCTCACAGAGACCACGTCGCTCGCCGCCAAGGCGATCGATGCGTACGGCGGCAAGGACGCTCCCGAACTGAGGGAGTTCATGAAGACCTACGGACTCGGGGATCACCCCGCGTTCGCGCGTTTTCTCGCCCGCGCCGGCCGGTCCGTCAGAGAGGACGGCCTGCCCACCGGCAACGGCACGGTGCAGGTCCAGGACGCAAGGTCGCTCTATCCCAATTCCAATATGAACTAAGGAGCCATCGTCATGGCACTTCTTGCAGTAACCAACCCGACCCTGGCCGACTGGTCCAAGGTCGTCGATCCCGACGGCAACATCGCCCGGGTGATCGAGCTGCTCTCGCAGATGAACGAGATCACCGAGGACATGGTGTGGACCGAGGGCAACCTGCCCACCGGCCACCGCTCCAGCGTCCGCACCAGCCTGCCCTCGGGCACCTGGCGCCGGCTGAACGAAGGCGTCGCGCCGACCAAGTCGACCAGCACGCAGATCACCGATTCGTGCGGCATGCTGGAGACCTACTCGGAGATCGACAAGGCGCTGGCCGACCTGAACGGCAACACGGCGGCTTATCGTCTGTCCGAGGATCGCGCCTTCATGGAAGGCCTGACCCAGCAGCTCGCGGCCACGGTGTTCTACGGCAACACCGGCACCGACCCGGAACGCTTCATGGGTCTGGCGCCGCGCTACAACACGACGTCGACCGCGACCTCGCAGACCGCCAACAACTTCATCTCGGGCGGCGGGTCGGGCTCGGACAACCTGTCGATCTACCTGGTCTGCTGGGGCGATCTCACCTGCCACGGCATCTTCCCCAAGGGGTCGAAGGCCGGGCTCTCGATGAAGGACCTCGGCGAGCAGACCATCCTCGACGCCAGCGGCAACAAGTACCAGGGCTATCGCACCCACTACAAATGGGATGCGGGCATCACGGTGCGCGATTGGCGCTATGTCGTGCGCATCGGCAACATCGACGTGTCGGATCTCGCGGGCGCCAGCCCGGCCGACCTGCCGAAGCTGATGATGCGGGCGATGGTCAAGATCCCGAACATCAAGATGTGCCGGCCCGCCTGGTACATGAACCGCACGGCCAAGCAGTGGCTGGACATCCAGCGCAACATGGGCCCGGGCACCACCACCACCCAGACCACGAACTCCAACGTGCGCCGCACCCGCGACGAGAGCGACGCCCACTTCTTCAACTCGTTCGGCGGCGCTCCCATCCGCCTGGTCGATCAGCTCACGCTGGCCGAAGCGACCGTGTCGTAACGGCAACAGCACAGGAAAGGAACCAGAACCATGTACATCGACAAGTTCGCCCAGTTCTCGGACGCCCAGGCGCCGACCACGGGCACCACGGCATCGACCAACACGTTCGATACCGGAACGTCGACCCGCTCGATCGGCAGCGGAGAGCCGATCTGGCTGGTCGTGCAGTGCGTCGTGACCGCCACCTCCGGCGGTGCGAACACGACGCAGGTCGTCCTCCAGGACAGCGCCGACGACAGCACGTATGCCACCGTGCTCTCCGGGGTGGCGACCGCCGTCGCCTCGATCACGGCCGGCGTCTACCTGCTGCGCGTCGTGCTGCCGTCGGACCTTCGCCGGTACCTGCGTGTGGCCTACGTCATCGCGACCGCCAACCTCACGGCCGGCAACTTCGATGCGTTCCTCACCCACGACATCCAGGACAACGTCGCCCGCCCGTCGGGCTTCACCGTCTGATCGGAGACTGAGCATGGCCAAGGACAAGAAGACCGAGCCGGAGATGTGCGACGGCGGCCTCTACGAGGTCGTCGACAACCCGTTCTACGACGGGGTCAAGCTCCACGCGGTCGGCGACCGCATCCCGTGGGCCGGCCCGACCAGCCTCGCGCTGATCAAGGTCGGCGGCGAGATGCGCAAGAGCAACACGACGGCGCCGCTGTTCCCCGACCCGCTCGCGGGCCGCGGCGACAAGGCCAAGGTCGTGCCGGGTAAGCCGCTCGATCCGATCGTCCTCGTCCAGTGATCGTTACCGGGGCCGGTTCTTCGGGATCGGCCCCGGTCCTCTTTGCAAGGAGCGATGAATGACGACGATCACCCGGGACGTTCTTGTCGACGGCAACCTCGTGCGCGTCGCCACCCGAGACCCCAGCGTCGCGGCCAGCCCGCGCATGGTCCACACCGGCGGCGAGCCGGCCATTGCCGCGGCCTCGGGCAACGACACCACGCCCAGCGTCACGGAAACCTACCTGGCGGAGATCTACGTTCCAGACACCGTGACCGTGACCGGCATCGCGCTGTTCAACAGCCACGTCGTCGGCAACTTCGGTGCCGGCAAGCTCACCAGCCAGACCTATGGCGCGATGCCGGGCGCCACCATGCCCACCACCTTCACGACGGCCCTCGGGCCGATCGCCAGCCTCTACTAGGAGCCGCGATATGGCCCAGGACATTGCCTATCAGGCGCCGACGACGCGCAGCAGCGTGCCGGTCTCCGACGCGCGACCGTTGCCGGTCTACATGGCGACGCCACCGTCCGGCGCCACGGTCCCCGGCTACGCCTCCAGCGTCTCGCTGACCCGAACGGCCGACACCAATGCCTACCTGGCCGGCGACATCCTGGGCGCGGCGACGGGCTCAACGGCGGCGCTGACCTTCGCCAACATCGGCCCGGCCGGCGGCGGCGAGGTGATGATCACGACGGCGCAGCTCGAGATCGACCGCAACGCCGTCATCTCCGGCGAGACCAGCTATCGCCTGTACCTCTACAACGTCACCCCGCCCAGCGCGCTCGGCGACAACGCGCCCTTCGACCTGCCGTCCGGCGATCGCGCCTCGTTCCTGGGCTACATCGATCTCGGCGTCCCGGTCGACCTGGGATCGACGCTCTACGTCGAGACGCAGCACCTCAAGCAGGTGACCGTCCCCTCCGGCGGCTCGCTGTTCGGCTATCTCGTGACGATCGGCGCCTACACGCCGGCAAGCGCCACCGTCCACAAGATCACTCTGCATGGCGTGGGCTGACAGGAGAAACCCATGATCCTCTTCATCATCATCGTCCTGATCCTGCTGTGCCTCGCGCTCTATGCGGTGCAGCTGATCCCCTTGCCGGGACCGGCCCCCGTGAAGGGCATCATCATGGCGCTCATTGTGGTGCTGGCGATCTTCGCCATTGCGCAGCGGGCCGGCATCGGGCTCGTGTGATGCCCAAAGCGAAAACGGCCGTCGACATAGCGGCGGAAAAAGCCGCCGCAAAAGTCACCGGCGTCTCGCTTCAGGCGTCGATGAGGCTGGTTCGGACTGCCGCGCATACCGCCGCTCGCCTGACCCAGACCGCCGCCGAAACGGCCGCAAAGCTCTCGACCCACGAAGCAGTCTGCGCCGAGCGCTTCAGCGGCATTCGCTCCGACATCAAGGCCCTGCGGAGCATCGTTCTCTGGGGCGGCGCGTTCGCGGTCTCGTCCGTCGGCCTTCTCATCACGTCGCTGGCTATGGTGGCGTGGGCCTTCCTCAAGAAGGAACTCCATCTGCCATGATGGGCTGGCGCCGCGACCTGATTGGACTGATCGCCGTTGGCGGCTTCGTCTCGGTCGGCGTGCTGCTGCTGCTGGGCACCGTCATCGACGTGACCATGAAGGAAGTCGGCCTGGTCGTGATCGGCCAGTTGAGCATGAAGTTCGGCACCGTGGTTGATTATCACTACGGCTCGTCGGCGGGCTCGGCCATGAAGGACCAAGCTGCGGTAGACGTTGCTCGCGCGGCATCCGTGACGGTCAAGGACACGGCGAAGGCTGCGGCGGTAGCCGTCACCGACACCGCGAAGGCTGTTGCCAAGAAGGCGCCCTGATGATCACCGAACAGCAGTTTCGCCGGATGATGCCGAACGCAGGCGCGCGCCTCGATCCGCACTGGCCGTTTATTGTGCCGGCGCTCGAAGAGGGCGACATCACGACACCGCGGCGCATTGCGGCCTTCCTCGCCCAGGCCGCGCACGAAAGCGGCGAATACCGCTATATGGCTGAGATTGCGGACGGCAGCGCCTATGAGGGGCGCTCCGATCTCGGTAACATTCATCCAGGCGATGGCGTGAAGTTCAAAGGGCACTCCCCCTTTCAAATCACCGGCCGCGCCAATCACGAAGCCTGCGGCAAAGCGCTGGGTCTCGACCTCATCGCCGACCCGCTGCTGATCACCAGGCCCGAGCACGGCACCCACGCCGCGGTCTGGTTCTGGAACAGCCGGGGGCTCAATGCGCTGGCCGATGTGGACTGGTTCAAGACAATGACCAGGATCATCAACGGCGGATACAACGGGCTCAGCGATCGGCGCCAGTATTGGGACCGCAACCGCGCGCTCCTCGGGCTGCCCTACGTCGACCTCGACCGCGAAGAGTTCGTGATCGCGGAGTTCCAGCGCAAGCACGGGCTGTTCGCCGAC